TAACGTTGCGTGCGAGGCTTGAGGGCGTTGATGAGGTTACCGACGGCTTTGAACGTATGGGCAATGCTGCAGGTAATATGGGCAATAAAGTAGCCTCATCTTCTCGTCAGATGGAAACAAATTATAGGAGTTTGATGGTCACAACTGCGGGATTAATCTCTAATAGTATTCAGCTCGGCGACATTATGGATCGTATGGCGAAGGGTCAGTTGGATGTTGGAAAAGGAGCCGCGATGCTTACGTTGAACTTTCTGCAGTTGGCAAGTCAGGTTTACATGTTGGGTAAGGCTCATTGGGCTGCGGTTGTAGCTGGCGCCGCGCACATCGCGACGATGATTGCTCAGAAGGCTGCCAGCATCGCCTTGGCATTTGTTGAGGGAGCCAGAGCTGTCGCACATTTCATAGCTAACGCAGTCGCGTCACTAGGCGGTGCCGTGCCCGTCATGATTGCGGCTGCCGCAGCGTCTGCCACGCTAGGCGCTTACTTATCAGCTAGGCCCATGGCTGAAGGAGGCCTAGTTTCTAGGCCTACACTTGCTCTGTTAGGAGAACGTGAACCAGAAGTCGTAACGCCCTTCTCCAAACTTTCCGGCGCCACAATCTACCTCACCATAAATGAGTCCAGAACGCCAAGAGAAACGGGGGATGCAGTTATTGACGCGCTACGTAGGAGTAATATTATTTGAGCGAGTTACTTCCTGCAAAAGTAAGGTGCGAGATTTTCCGAGAGCCGGGTTTATTTGATGATCACTTCTGTAAAGGATGGACCTTAATAACTGGTTTATTCACTCGAAATGGAGACATTATTGAGATTACAGGTTACAGCGAAGTTGGCAGAGCTGAAAAGAACCTTCCAAACTTGGACACAAATATATATACTAAAATTGAGTGTAGAGTAACGGCAATAGGAGTATCTCCGACAATTTGGGGAATTAAAGTTTATGATGATCTCACATCCACGTGGCTTACTATTTGGACGGGGCAAATAGCAACTGGACTATTCGAGGTATCATTACCACTCGGAAAGACTTTAACGAAAATTGCGCTCCTAGAGGAATATGTTGGCAACTACACTAACTATGTTGATTTTGATTATGTTGCAATCTGCAAAAACAGTTTATTGGTTCCAGATTTAGGTGATTTAGTTGAGGAATTAACGGTTACAAGACCACTCTTAAACAACGCAATAAACGGAGCAAAACTCACGATACCAAATTTTGCAGGAGCCTACAATGACTACATCAAAGGCCACGACGCCATTTTAATTTGGCTCGCAAGAGACGAAGCGAACCTAGGCACAATATCTTACAAGGTTTTCGGTGGCAGAGTAATCTCAGTGACAAATCGAGGCGAAAAATACGGCGCCTTCTACATTGACCTTGATTGTCACGGACACGCATACGAAGCAGACATTCCGCCTGCGTTGCTTCAGAAGGTTTATAGTGCCACAAATGGGAGAACAATTATTGGGGAGGCTTTAGCCTTATGCAATTATTTAGCTCAGCATCCAGACGCTCACATGTGGTTTGACTGGTCAGGCGCATACGGAAGCACAGATGATAGAATAGGTAGTACACACGACGTGGCTTATGATGAAGAAAACCCAATGACCATTATACAGGAAATCTTGGAGAAAGCTAAGAATCCGGCAGCCGTGCAAGGGTTTGACGCTTACGAAACGCCCAGCGGAGTGTTGGTTGGACATTTAAGGAACAGTTTAGATTTTGTAAGTCCAATAACAAGCATAACGCCTGAATCTTATCAGAAAAGCGAGGATTTGCACAGAGTTAGAAACAAGATAAAAGTTTACGGTATGCAAGCGAAAATGCTAGGTGATTTAGCAGAAGCGCTTACGAATTGGACAACAGACGAAACAGGACCAACACAAGACGGGAGCGACGTAAAAGAAGGCTCATGCAGCATTGTGGCAACTACGGCGGGAGATCAGAGCATTATGCTGAATTATCACTTTACGTCCCCAATTTCGTGTAAGTTTTCACATCAGTATAGAAAACTGCATTTATGGGTAAAAGTTGACGCTGGAAGTTTTAATGCAGGAGCATACTTCAACATTCAATTAAGAACAGGAAGCGGTATTGATTATTTTAGGAAAATTGTCGAAATACCGCATAAAGGCCAATGGATGGAGCTTGAATTAGAGATTGGTCCTGATACGGAATGGGTTGCTGGTTCGGGTGCAGATTGGGAAAACATTAATGATTTAAGAATAGGGTTCTCTAATGCGCCAACATCTTCAAACTTAACTTTAAAAGTTGACGGTGTAAGGTTCATTAAAAACTTTGAATATACAGCAGAGGATAGTGTAAGCCAGCAACTTTATGGAATTAGGATGAATAAGCCGATAGTTGACGAATCACTTAAGAGCGACGCTGAATGCCAAGCAAGAGCGGAAAGCATTTTAGCTGTTCTTAAAGACCCCGCAGTCACGCTTTCCGAAGTTGTTGTGGACGGAGAGCATCGTTATAATCCAGGCGACAGGCAGCGCATTGTAGTCGGTAACGATGGCTTAGACGCTTACTTCTGCATTATCCAAGTTAAACATAGCGTGAAAGGAACGCAATGGGATGCTGTTTTAACGCTTTCAAATGAGCCGCAATATGTTGATTACGTTTTCAAATTACTGCAGGAAGCACAGAAGTTGTTGGAGAGGCGAGCCTAGCTTGATTTTTCTATCTTCTCTTCAAGGTCAAAAATTCTCTTTTGAAGACTTCCCTCGACAGCGCTTAGTCTTTCTGTTAGATGATCTATCTTTGACCCATCATCGTAGACCCAGTATGCTATTAGGACTCCGCAGAATCCTACGAGTATGTAGAAGGCAAACGTTATTTTTTGCCAGTCTGCGATATATTTCCATGTCTCTTCTGGAATTAGGGCAATTCCAATTAGCGCTATTAAGAAGGCTGAAGAGTAAACACAAACTACAATTTCTCTTAGGTTCATGTTTTTCCCTAGACCCTTCTTCGTTTTCAAAGTTTAAATGTGTTTGTGGAGGTTTATTCTAGTTGAAAAAGCAGAGTTCGAAAGATTTAAAAAATGTTTCTTCCGGAGATTTAGTATGCGTGAGCTGGTCAGATGCGAGTGTGGGCAAGAGTAGCGGCGTGGGCATTGCTATTGACGTGCCTGTCCATAGTTGGGGCATTTTCATCGGTGTCTTCGGCGAGAAAAGCAAGCATATTGTTATTGCCCAGAACAGTTTCAAATATTCCAGCGGCATTTTTGACATTGATTATACTGCTGTACCTTTAACGTGGACTTTGAAAGTGATTGTTGTTGCTAAGGCTTGTATTGACGCTCAGGTGGCGCGTCAGCTGGTTAACAGTTTCTTGTTGGGCGGCCGCAGAGCTTTGAATAAGCGTACTTTCATGAAGAGGGTTGTTAATCATGCACAACTGCACTAACTATGTGAAAGGTGTTGGAGAGCAAGTTTCGCAGTATTGTGACGGTGACTTTTGGGGCGATTTAGAGTCATTTCCATTTCCTCGCATATTTCAAGTAATGGAACAAGTTCATCTTTGGTCCAGTCTTTACCTCGGCCTTTATGCTTTCTGGCGCAGTAGAGTTGCACTGCTTTTTTCCAGATTTCAAAGTCTTTTCTTTTTTTCCCCTTTAATGGGAATCGCTCAAAAAACTCAACGAGCTTTGGGCAAGCGTAACCGTGTACTCGAAAAGCTATGTAAGGTTTCACTTTTCCTCGAGAAGAAGAAACTATGCCCACTCCTAAAAAGTCCCGTATCTTTTGCAAAACTTCTTCGTCGCCATACTTATCCATCTTCCAAACAGGATAAACACGTATTCCAAATTTATTCTCTGAAGATTTTTCTATCGCCAAAGAAAAAGATGAATCTGCATCTGCTTGGCCCACAATATAGTTTGCAAAGTCTCGGTCTTCCCACATTTAAACCACATTTGCTTAATCAACTGATTAACTATTTAAAACCTTACACCAACGGGGGTATATAACAAATTGAAAGATATCATCAAGAAGGCGCTTACTCGTAGAGTGCATAAGAGAGGGCCACGTGGCCGGGATCAAGTTGAAGTGGTTGAGCCTAATGAGAAGCTTGTTTTAGGCGTGAAGTTTGCGATTGGCATGACGGTTTGTCTATCAGCTCTCGAGATCGCTCACATGGCTTTTCTGGGCAGCTGGAACAGCGAAATATTTGCGGGTATTACCGGCTTAATTGGCACGGTTTCAGGCATTCTAATCTCACAAAAAACCTAGGGGGATAGGGGTAGGTCCGTATTGGTTAAAATTTCACGCAATAGGATGATTATTCAGCGAATCTATAAGATTAGGCGAATAGCCAAAATTGACACTCAGAAAATTCGAGAAAACATGCTTCAGAATCTTCAGGAACTTTTTAGTCTTGCAAAAGAGCAGGCTCAAAACAAGAAGTTGGCGTTGCCGCAGAGGCAGAAATGGGTCCGAGCGGCTTCATACGTTGCCCAAGTTATCAATAGCCTAACTAAAAGTTTTGATGAAGCCAAAATCACGAAGGACCTAGAAAAGCTGGAGAAGTTGATTAATGAAGCAATGGCAAAAGAAAAAAGTGGAAGATCTAACACAACAGGTTGAGGGTTTCCTGGAGGCTCAGAAACGTAAGGTTCCTGAGGATTTTGCCGAGTTTTGTGAGAAATGGCTTAGGTTAAAACTTACGGATTATCAGCGTGAGGGTGCCAAACTAGTAGCAGAGAATGATTCTGTAGCCCTGCGATGGTCCAGACAAAGCGGCAAAACACATATGATTAGCGCTTGGCTGCTGCACTGTGCCCTTTTGCATCCTGGAGTGCAGATTGCCATTGTAGGACCTAGTTGGCGTCAAACGAAAATTCCGATTCGCAAGATTAATAGTTTCTTGGCTAAACTGCCTAAGGGTCTTTACCGCAAGCCCCAAACTACTATGGTTTCTCTTCGTAACGGCAGCCTTATTCAGGCTTTTCCCTGCAACCCGGACACTATTAGGGGATTTACGCTTGACGTTGTCTATGCTGACGAGTACAATTACATTCCAATGGACCAGGAGCTTTATGATGCCATCGTGTTTACTCTCGCTACTAAAGCTCATGGAAAATTCATTTGCAGCAGCACACCAGGCTCGACGGACAGCATGTTTTGGAAGATTTTTAACAGACCCCAATACAAACATTTTGCCAAAAGCCATGTGACATGGCAGCAAGCCCTGGAGCCCAATGGTCCCTTAACGAAGAGAAAGGCTGATCAGCTGAAAGAGGAGTATGCTGACGATCAATTCAGATGGAAACGAGAGATGGAGGCTGAATGGGCTGAGGATGAGGCTGTTTGGTTGCCCTTAAGCCTTATTACGAAATGCCAGGACGCCAATTTAGAGTTATGGAATCTTGAGGGACCTACGCATCAAGGCCGCTTTTTTGGGGGTTTAGATTTTGGTAAGGAGAGAGATCATTCGGCATTTGCGGTTACGGAACGCCGGGGCGAGAAATCAATGCTACGTCATTTGAAAGTGTGGCCCTTGGGCACTAAATATGCCTCTGTGATAGGATACGTTAAAACGTTGACGGACCGCTGGGAGACTTTTGAAAGAATTAGAGCTGACATCACAGGCGTTGGCAATTACATAGTAGAGGATATGACTAATGGTGGGATTCAGAATGTTGAGGGCGTAAACTTCACGCAACCCAGAAAGCAGGAAATGGCTAGCCTACTCAAGCAGCGTATGTTGAATGAAGCCTATAGGTATCCATATACGGAGATTCAAATTTCACCTACTAAAAAGCTGAATTATTCAGTTGAGCTTAACGTGGAGAGATTCGAATTGAAAAAGGATGGCACTTATCGATATTACCATCCTGAGAATCAACATGATGATGTTTTCTGGGCTACTGCCCTTGCCATCTACGCCACTGTTGAGATGAAGGAGCTTGATTTAGAGGCCTTCAAACTTGGGTAAACTTAAGCATATACAGAAGAAATTGGCAAAACGTAAGGTCATGGGTGTTGGCCGCTAAAAACTTGTCAGACCCTAGTCTTTTTGAACCCCTACCCCCACCCTTTTTGTTCACTTTTACTTATCTCTCTCCCTGAGGTTTGATCGTGTCTTTTCTGCAATGCAATTTTATGCTGCAACGTTGCCTTATATATAAGGGATTTTAGCCTTGAGAAGGCGCCAAGAATACTTTCAGATTAACAAGTTTAGGCGCGTCTATGATAGGAGCCAGAATAAGTTTACTTTTAATATTGCTTATGAGACGGCTGCTAAACTCACGCCTCGGAGTGTTGCGGTTGCTGAAGCGTTTGGGTTAGGCTTGGATCAGCAGAGGAAGTTTGTTATTTTGGATGATGTTGAGTTGAAGATAAGCCCTAACGACATTGTGCTGATCACCGGTGATAGTGGCAGCGGCAAAAGCGTGTTGCTACGAGCATTCCTGGAAGATCTGGATGGTGAAGCTGTCGACATGGCTAGGGTCCACGTGGAGTATGATAAGCCGTTGATTGAAACGGTTGGCAAAACTGTTGAGGAAGGCTTGGAGCTGCTTAGTCGTGTGGGTTTGAATGATGCTTTTCTGTTCCTGCGTACATATAATCAGTTGAGTGATGGGCAGAAGTATCGTTATCGCATTGCCAAAATGATTGAGTCAAACAAACAGTGGTGGGTTATGGATGAGTTTTGTGCGACTTTAGATCGTGATACTGCGAAGATTGTTGCGTTTAACGTGCAAAAGTTTGCTAGGAGCCTTGGGAAAGCGGTTATTGTTGCGACTACGCACTTGGACCTTTTTGAGGATCTTAAGCCTAGTGTGCACGTGCATAAGCGCTTCGGGAAGGAGATCTGTGTAGTGTACTATACAAATGAGCCTGCAGCTGAGTGCAGTCTTGTCAAGGAAATGCGGATAGAGCCTGGCATTCGTGATGATTGGCGTAAGCTGGAAGAGTTTCATTATCGTAGTCCAAATTTGGGTGCGGTTCGCGAGATCTATGGCTTGTGGCGTGGCTACGACTTGTGCGGCGTGATTGTTTATAATTATCCGCCTATCACCTGCATGGGTCGTAATCTTGTTCTGCCCAAGATGCTTCCTAAGGAGTTGAATAAGAAGCTGAGCATTATCGGGCGTGTCGTGGTACATCCGAAATATCGTAGCATCAGCCTAGGAGCCAAACTTGTCAAGGAAACGTTGCCTCTAGCTGGCACGCCATACGTTGAAATGGTTGCAGTAATGGCAAAATACAATCCGTTCGCTGAAAAGGCTGGAATGCAGCGTGTGGTCTTTCAGGTTCCAGGCAAAGAAGCGTTAAAGATTTGCGACGTACTTGAGCAGCTGGGTTTTAATACTAAGCTTTTGGGCAGCGAGTCCTATGTACGTCGCAAACTTGAAAAGTTAAGCCCAACACAAATGGCTACGCTGAAAGAAGCCTTCATAAGGAATAGTCATCCGCGCTTGCACAAGGAAATTGCGGTTAACCGTCATAGAGCCTTCGGAACAAAAGCGCATTATGTAGAAGGCATCGAAAATGCTGATCTACCCAGAATGGCTAAGTTAATCAAGGTTGTTGGGATTCTCCTACAAGTGAAGGCTTATCTTTTCTGGCAGCGCCCGTCTTCCGCTTAAAGATTTCTGTTAGAAAGGCGTTGATTTCTTTTAATTTTTTGGCTATGGCTTCGCCGTCGCCGGTCAATTGAATATATCTTGTGTATGGTCTGATTCTTTCTTCGTCGATCAGCTCCAGTCTTGCTAGGATATTTAGGGCTCGGTATAGGGTTCCGCTGCTCGCATCAATACGGATGTCCGTGACTTTTGTTTTGCCGTGTTGAAGTAGGAAGATTAGAAGTTGCAATACTCCCTTATTCTCCAGTTCTCCTATCAATTTCTGATTCACCTTTCAGATTCTGAAACGTGGAAAGTTTTATAAATGCTTTATGATGTTACCTTTTCTATTTTTCTTCGCATAAGATCACGTATGGCTTCACTACGACCTGCTGGATAGGAGGATTTAACTACTTTGTTATCAAATTCTTCCAATAAACTAATTGGAATATTGCGAACCTGAATATCCACACACCCCAGTTTTGCCAATCAGTCCACACCCCCAAGATTGTTGAATGCCATTTTTCCACTTAAAGATTTAGTTCCAGCATTGAACAAGTTTTTATCACTGGATCCCAGAACCAGCATTAAACACCCAAAAACCACATGTTGAGTACACGTTTAATCTGCGGAAATGTTATATTTATTGTCTGTTTTTGGTTGTTTTTGGGGAGGCTGGAAGGTGGTTTTGAGTAGGCGGTTGAGTTATGGTGCGGGGTCTGGCGCGGTCAGGTCTTTTGTTGATGGTAAT